ATCAGTCGCAGCAGTCCCACCCAACACCGCCACAGCCGTCCCAAACGAAACCTGCACACGAGGGTCAAACACCAACATCCCATCACGCGACGCATAGAACCGACCATTCTCCGAAACCTGCAAAGCCTGCAAAGCCTCCAAAGCATTCGTGTTGTCCTCATACGCAACCGTTCCAACCGTTGCCAAACCAGGGTTAATCTCACGCAACGCAGTTGACCAAGACACTTCATTCCTTGACAAGATTGCGTCAACCCGCTCAGACGTGAGCTGTTGCGAAGGGTTGAACCCGACAAGGTTGGTCTGGGCTAACTGTGCCAAAGCGTCAACAGCGAGAATCTGTGCTGACGATAACTGTGGCTCATCGTATTCAATGTTCAAGTCGTAGATGTAACCCTTGAACATCGCAGCCGTTCCAGCAGAACCGCCATAAACCTCAATCGCTCGACGTGGGGCGATACCCAAGTCTCCCTGATACCAAGGTGAGTCTGTGTTCAACGGGTCGAATGACCTGCCAGATGCACGGTCATCAGCGAGGATGGCAAGTGTTCCGGTGTTGAATGTGTCTAGCTGGTTGGTGCGTCCACGATTGATCGTGATGTTCTGAACATAGTCAGTAATATCTACGAACTCTGTGGAACCTTCAAGGGTGTCCTCACCATCAAGAAGGCTGGAGTTAAGTTTGAAGATGTTGGTCTTGAATCCGACATCCAAATTGACCTTAAGGGTTTCCCCCCATATCGCTTGCCTAGACATTATCTAACGCCAACAAAGTTCCCGATAGAACCAAACGAGAACGTCTGACCAGAGAAGCCAAGATACTCCCGCAAATACTGGTCAATTTCCTGACCAATCTCAATCCCACTAGCACCCAACCCAGCATTGACCTCGATGTTGACATTCCCCATACCGCCACCATTAAACAGGCTTCCAGCATTATTTGCCAAAGTGCTATCAGGAACAAGGTTCGCCATCGGGTTAGGCATCCCACCCAAAACCTTCGGATACTTCTTAATCAAATCAGCTGTCGCCTGCAACGACTTGTTGAACTCATCCTGAGCGGTCTTCGTGTTAGTAACCGCATCCTCCCAAGCCTCATACGCTGAGACCTGTTGACGGGTTGCATCCTCAACATCACGCAACGCTTGGTCATAAACAATCGAACCAACAGTCGCACCAAAGATTGCCTCATTCAGCAACCGTTGCTGATCATTCAATTCCTTAGTGGATTCGATTTGTGAATCGGTAGCATCCGACACCGACAACTTGGACTCAGCCAAACTAATCTCAGCACGACGAATATCCATCGGTGAAGAAGCAGGGTCTTTACGAACCTCAGCAAGATTCTTCTCAGCATCAGCAACAGAGAACACAGCCTCCTCAACCGCATAAACAGCCCGCTCCTGAGAACGCTGAGCCTTAGCCAACTCAGCCTGCGCAGCCAACGCCTCCGGTGAACCAACACCAAAACCACGCTCAATCTGAGCCAACCTAGCCTGAGCGTTAGCCAAGTCCGTATTCGCATCAGTCAACGACGTGAGAGCTTTACCCTCAGCCTTTTGAGACTTATTAAACCTGTCCTTAGCTTTTGTGCTTTTATCCAAAGCACCTGTATATAGTTCCAACTTTTCTTTAGCCGTCTTAAGAGTCTTAGCAGCACCGGTAGTAGCAGCACCAGTATCGTTGCTTGCTTCTTCGAAAGCGTTCAATTCTTTAGAACCAACCTTCAAAGTTCCGTTCACTTGATCGAATCTTTCGTTGACGGCCTGTAACTGTGTACTGGTCAAACCAACCTGTGCGCCAAGTTTCTTAGTATCCAAAGTGATTTTAGGGATATTGGGAACTAGCGGAATCTTGTTGAATACATCGATCAGAGTGTTGACAACCGATACAGCAACATTTGCCAACGCTGTTTTCATCTCATCAAACTTGCCGACAAAACCTTTCACCGTGTTGACAGCGATGTTGGTAATACCTTTAACAAACCCGACAAACATGTCAGGTATCGCAGCAACCAAAGCAACAACTGCACCAGCAAGACCAGCGATCAACTGTCCACCAATCGTTGCAGTCCACTTAATCAATGAACCACCAAGCCTTGCACCCATAGCAAGAACGGCTGGGATTCCGTCTGAGAGTACCCACTTCCCAATAGTGGCAATCATGTCAACGAGCTGTGCTGGTAACTGACGTGCAGCCTTGCCAACAAAACTGGCAAGCGTGTCACCCAAAGACTGAACAGCACTTAACAACTGTGGCAAGCCCTTCGTGTAAATCCATTGGTATCCAGCCATCAAAAACTTAGTCAACTCGTTAATGAACATAGGGATTCGAGGCTCGATCCAACCAGTCAAAGAATCAGCAAGTTGACTGATACCGGCAAACAGCATCGGCAAACCTGAAGTCCCAATCCATTCAACCGCCTGAGTGATGAGTTGCCCCAACGCCTCCAAGACTTTCGGTGCTGCCTCTTTGAACCTAGTGGCGATGAAATCAAACCCGCCAGAAACCCCACCCTCCTCTAAAGCGGTAGCAAAGTTTCGGAATGCTGGAACAACTGAATCATTCAGGAACCCGACAGCACTACCCAAGGCTGGAAGCAACGCAATTCCAACCGCTGTAGACAAATCCTTAAAATCGTTCTGTAGAGCTTGTAGTTGACCTTCTGGTGTATCTCGAAGACTTTCGTTGAAACCCTCATAGGTAGAACCCAAGACTGCAACCAAAGCAGCAGCTCGTTCGCTCTCTGTGCCAGATTTGATTGTTTTCTTTGTTGCATCATCGAGGACGAAACCAGTCTTAGTTAGTGACGCAAAGTTGCCCTGTAGGGCTTGGGCTAGTCCGTTCGTGGATGATTTGAAATCGTCCGCTGTAGCACTAGCACCCTTTTCTGCTGTTACATAATCAAGAATTGCTGGGGTCAGCGTTTTGATTGTGTCAACTGAAAGGTCAAAGGTTGCCAACTGTGCCTGAACGACTGAGGTGGTTCCAGCGGAAACAACACCAAGATTCTGTAACGCTTTTGCTTGTTCGTTTAGAGAATCAATTTGCTCATCTGATGCACCTGTGGTGGTTTGTAAGATTTGCCTGAGCCTGTTTTGCTCTGCCTCTGATTCGATAGCAGCCTCAACGGATTTATATAAGGCAGCACTAACGGCAGCGAACGCTGCGGTTCCTGCGACAGCAACCGCTTTGAAAGACGGCATGACGCTCTTGAACTTCGAACCAAGGTTCGTGTCAACCTGTTTCCCTAAAGTGCCTAGGTCATCACCGACCTTCTTAATGCCTTTGGTCGCACCGAGGATGTCGGAAATAAACTTAACAACGAACGTGCGCTCACCAGCCATGCGAAGATTCTACTCAATAACAGACAGCCTATTCCGCAAAGCAACAAACTCGTCAAGCATCGCAGAATACAAAGCCTTCCCCGACAGGCCATCCCAACGAGAAATATCTACAGGCTCATTCCACCAAGCCTCAGACAATATCTCTGCACCAGCACGACGCTGACGAGGTTGACGCACCTGCTTCGAGCGAGGCGACACAGGATTGATGACAGGTTCAACATCCAACCTGAATGATGAATCCAACAGCGCACCATGACCCTCATGGAACTCAAACGGCTGATCCGGTGCATGTTGAGGTAGATAGAAAATACGAGCAGGGTCTTTGGTTGCCTCATCACCACGCAGGTTGATTCGCTCATGCAACTCCTGCCACACCACACGCCACAACGAAGCAGGCACCTTCTCCGCTAACGGCAAAACAAGGTGATAGTGAGGATCATCTAAGCGATGCGAATAAGTCGAATACGCAAACCATTCCAACCCATCAAGCCGTGCCTCATCAAACGCTTCACCGTCCATGTCAACAACCAACGCCTCAACAAAGCGCACATTACGGTTACCACGAGTCGTACCCTGGTCGTACTCAACCGGAGACCACAACGCACCCGTAGCCTTGACAGCGTTCTCCTCATGGAACGACAACAGCTCTTTGAGTTGTTCCCAAGACGAAGCGAACCGCTTCGGATAAATAGACTTCACATCCTTAAACAGAACTGCCATAACCCCTCCTACCTAGAAGGGTACAGGAAACCTAGCCGAAGTCAAGCCTTATCTTTGAGGGTGTTCAACACGTTCTGAATAGCGTCCAAATACTCCCTAGCGATATTCTCTTTTTCCTTACGGACAGCAGGCCAAAAGAAATAACCAGACCTATAACGATGCCTCAAGAATTGCCTTGTTGTTGGTCTAGCCCCACCACCAAACTCGGCACCAAAGAACACGTCGCCTCTGGTCACGGGTTTCTTGCGGTTCTTGCTTGGGTTGGACTTAGAAATGAATGGCGATTTATGGCTAAGAGAAGCCGTAGGGATACGGTCAGACCTTGCCTTCATTCCTCTCATCACCTGAATCGCTTGACGAGAACGAGTCACAGTCGCAGCCTCAGCCTTAGCCTTGATGATTATATTCGCTGCCACCTGGCGGGATGCCTTACGCATCTCTTTATCAAAGTTTTCATTGGCTTTAGAAGCCTCACGCAAGAACTTTGCAATACCAACAATCTGGATGGCATCGTTGCCACCGGTGATTGTTACTTGTCCTGCTCTACCTATTGCTTGCGCCATAACAACAGACTACCTGTTCAGATGAATTGCTCTCCAACGCAAATAAGCAAACATCGTAAAAATCATTCGAGGTGATTCTGTCAGCAAAATTGAAGGGGCGATACCTGTCTCAACAGACAGGTAAGCAATCATCCAATGGGCTGACTGATCTCCAAAGGGACGATCACAGCTTGATCAGCATCACCAATCGATAAAGACTCAACGTCGTTAATCCAAGAATCAAAATCCAAGCCCGTCTTCTTTTGACGATACTCAGAATGCCAACCAATAAAAGCCAAGTCTGTAAGCGTTAGTTCTGCTTCAAACTTTGCGACACTTCGGTTGAACTTATTTTCAAAAGCGATGAAGTCAGGAAACGCAGCAATAACTGTGCGAGTCTTCTGATCCAAAGCCGATGTGACTTCTAGTGCTATCTTCATTTTTCCTCCGCAGGGTTAAGGGTTACTTAAAGAAAATTATGCGCCAGTACCAGTCTTGGTTACGTTGCCGTCGATGGGATAAGTGATTGACGCTGTGGCGATGTCGCCTACAGCACCGTTCACGCTTTGCCAAGTTAGTGGCAGAACGTTAAACGCATACTGTGGATTGGTGCTTGAAGCAGCAGCAGTTCCGTTTGGCTTGACTGTCATAGGTACAGCAGTACCCGCAGCCCAAGCGTCATAGAACAACTTTTCAATCGTTGGATAATCCTGATGCAACTCAAGTGTGATCGAGTTGTCTGCAAGACCTGCGATGCGAGTAACTGCACCACCCGAACCGAAACTAGTTGTTGCAACTTCAGCCTTGGTCAAGTCCAATGTAATTGAAGCTACATAATTGGAAATGTCGCTGTTCGCTGTGCCGAAGGTGACCGCTACGTTTGTGAGAACTTGCTTTGCCATATTTGATACTCCTGCCTCACGGCACTCGAAGATTTACTAATAGAAACTATACACGCCAGCAGGACAGCAATTCAACAGACTAAGCGTACACCACCACACGGAAGTCAACCATCAAATAGGTTGCATCGTTGCCATCCATCGTGGAGATATTCGAGGCAGACTCAACCAAAAGATTCTGCACCACACCACCCAAAGACCGGTCAGCTTCCAACGCTGCACGAACCGAAGTCGAACCCTCATAAGACAGGTACCCATCCAAGGCAGTCTGGGCTGTACGTTCCGCAGACCTACCAACAACCACAGACACAACGAAAATATGAGTGACTAACCCACCACGCATCGCCCCGTTGTAGGTGATTGAATCCAACATAGGCCAAGCGAACGGGGCGTTCAGATTGTCTGGTTGCTGAGCGTAAGCCCTAAGACCTGGAATCGTTCTTAAAGCGTTAGCGAGACCAGTCTTGATGTCTGTGACTGAGTAACTCATGCAAATATCCGCATACGACGATACGGCTCGACTAGCTGAGCCATATCAGGGTCAAGGAAGCGAGACACACGAATCGCACCCAAGTCACCGAAGCCAGCCACACCGAGCGGAGAGTCGTAGCGTTTGAAGATGCGTGAAGCCTGAATGATTGTGGCTTGCGTAATTGGCTCCGGCACCGAAGGCCAACCGAAGATGGCAGTCACCTGAACCAAAGCCTGCTCACCATAGTTCGCATTGACCGTTGGAAACAGGTAGTCGCCAACAGCACGAATCTTGTCATAGCTCCATGTCAACCCATCAAGGTTGCCGTTCAACGGTTCCAACTGGTAGTCAGATACTTTCCATGTCAAGTCAAAAGTTCCGTCAGCCTGAGTAGAACTTCTCAATGTCAACGCTGTTCCAGCGATGTCATCAATCGAGCAGTAGAAGGAATCTTCTGCTTGGAAGACTCGTGCCTCTGCTGTGCCGTTCTGCCAAAACTTTCGGTTGCAATAACCATCAATTAGACGTGACGCTGCCCCAACACAATTATCAATCAAGTCGTCGTCAAAGGTATCAGCCGTGCCGATGCGGAGAGCTGCTTTGACTTGGTTGCGTGTTGCGTAGCCATTGGTGATCGTCATGGTGTTCCGATTCTAGTTGATTGAAGAGAAGCCACGATACTGAACACCCTCAAGGGAATAGTTCACAAAAGGGTTCAACGAATACACCTGACATGAGTACACATCCCACAACCGTTGCTTCATCGCTCGAAGGTGCATCTCGTATAAAGCCCAATGGGAATCACCTGGCACATACCCATCAACCCTGTCACGACCACCAAGCGAACCACAGTCAGCCCCAACCAAGACAATGAACTTCGCTCCCATGTGCGCTGCCAAGTGCATCGCCCCATGAATGCTTGACGAGCCAATAGTCAACTGCCCTGACAGCACAGGCCAATCTTTATCGTGAGGGTCAAAGGATGTGCCTGGTCTGCCGGTGCGAGTACCGAACGTGGTCAGATTCCCTGAACATCCAGCAAACACCCCATCAGTACCATGCTCACGCTCAGGGGTAAAGGCACCAATACAGTCCTCACGTTTCGCCTCATGCTGAGCGTCTTCGTGATAGTGGCTGAAACAGTAGTAACCCTTCAACCCAAATACTGAGCCAACGAAGTTGACTGCGATGGTCAGCTTGTCGTCAAAGAAGTCTGGTGTCAGATAGTCGAGTGTTGCCCCTGAGCCGAGAACATAGATGGTCTCTCCTTCATGCAGATTCTCGTAGTCGTCCATCGGGTCATAGTGTTCTTTCAATCCCATCCCAATTCTCTCCTTCGTGTTAAATCCCAATGACCCGCATCGGGAAGACCTGACTGCCAACGCATCGCATGAAGCGCACCATTGGCAGAAAAACTTTTTGCATTCTTTTCTTGTAACTCTGGTGCTGATAAAAGCGTAGACGAATTGTCGTGGACTATCCCAGCGTCAGAAGTCCAGAACTGCACGTTGAGCCGTTGCGCTCGTTCCTGAAAATCGTTGTCCTCGAAGTAGGCGGGAACATAACATTCCGAAAACAACCCAACCTTGGCAATCACCTCAGACCCAATCCACGCACAAGACCAACCAGGCTGAGCCTCAGTTAATGTCACCGAATCAGATTTGCAATCTTTGTAGAAAACTTCTAACTGTCCAGGCTCAAAGAACGCATCAGAGTTCAGGATGATCCAGCCTTCAGCGTGAGGTGTTGCTTTGATGCCGAGGTTCCATGATGGAGCGACACCGAGGTTCGTGGGCATTGACCAGACGTGATAGTTCTTGACATGGCGACGATCAATCACCCAAGGCCAATCATGCAACGTGGACTGACCACCATTGTCGATGACGATGAGTGTTTCCACCGGATAGTCGATGGACTGCAAGCAGCGTTCTAGTAGGTCATACCTGTTTAGGACGGGGACGATGATGACTGGCACCATTCCGACAACTCCTTCATGATTGGTTTCCAGTAAGCGTCATAAACCTTGTCTGCTCGGTATTGGTCAGCAAAGGCCACAGCCTCGTCTGACGTGCCTCTAGGGGCTTCGTAGGCCTCAATCAGAGCCTCTACGATGGATGGTACGGATGGGGTGCAGAACCATGACTTCTGATGGCTATCCCAGAACGGTTGAATCGCCACAGCTGACCCAACCCCAACCAACTCAGGCTGAGCGGTGTAGTCAGAAACGATGACCCGTGTACCGCAGGCCTGAGCCTCGATAACAGGGATACCGAAACCCTCACCCATCGAGCAAGCCAACAGCACATCCGAAGCGGTGTACAACGCAGCCAACGCCTGCTGCGGGAAACCAGTCCGATAGGCGTAAGGGTCAACAATCTTGTATTGCTCCTTCTTCACGCCACACGCCTCCAGCAGATGAACGAGATTGATACCACCCATCGCACCATCCCGCTCCGTGTGTAGATACAACAAAGCATCAGGACGGTCTTGAGCGAAGATAGCGAACGCCAGAATGTTCTCACCGAAGGACTTGCGTGAAGGGTTCTGACCTTTGTTCGCAGCGTTCATCATCACAACAAACCTGTCCTCATCAACTTCCATGAGCTGTCTGCCGGTGAACT